GGCAGGATACTCTGCAGACGATGATAAGTCTTTTATTACTCTTGGAGAGAAAGAGCCGGATCTACCTGCGATCAATCTTATTGAGAATAGTGAAGGTAATCTGGTAGCATCAGATGAGATGAGTGATACATCATTCCATCTTCCTGAGTATACCAGTACAGGTTCCATACTTGTTACACGAGCAGTGTGGAGGTCTTATCAGAAGGTAGGCCGTCTAAAGTATTATGACGAGATTACCGGTGATGTACAGTACAAGCTGGTATCTGAGTTCTACAAAGTAGACACTGCCCTTGGCGAAGAGGTCAAGTGGTACTGGGTAACTGATTGGTGGGAAGGTACACGTATAGGACGTGACATCTATGTGAAGATGCAGGCATTCCCTATCAAGGCATACTCTATGTCAAACCCATCTATCTCACAGTGTCCGTACATCGGGTCAGCATATTCTGTGAATGATGATGACATTACTTCTCTGATGGGAAGGATGAAGCCTTATCAGTATCTGTACAATGCATTCATGTGGAAGACACAGGATGCTTTTGCAAAGTATAAGGGAGTTATTGGAACCATTGACCTTGCACGTACTCCTGATGGTTGGGAGTTCGAGGATGTTCTGTACTATGCAGAGCGTATGGGTTGGATGGTAGAAGACTCATTCAAAGAAGGAGATAAGGGAGCTGCTACAGGTAAGCTGGCAGGTAATCTTCCTGGAAGAAGTACTCCTATGGACTTTAACCTCTCTGGTTACATTCAGCAGAATCTTGCAATGCTTAACTTCTTAAAGATTGAGATGGGCGAGATCTCAGGAGTGTCAAAGCAGAGAGAAGGTAGTATACACAATAGAGAGCTTGTTGGAAATGTGGACAGATCTGTTACTCAGTCTTCTCATATTACTGAAGTTTATTTTAGTATGCATGAGGATGTCAAGAAGCGAACGCTCACAGCGTTACTAGAAGCAGCTAAGTTTGCATACAAGGGTAAAAAGAAAATTGTACAGCATATATTGGATGACATGTCGTCTCAGATATTTGAACTTGATGGTGACCACTTCCGTGAATTGGATTTTGGTATCGTCATGTCAAACAACCTGTTGGATGCTCAGATGAGAGAAAGATTCCTACAGCTTGCTCAGGCGGGATTACAAAGTGATAAATTGAATTTTAGTCAATTAATGGATATCATGACAGATAGATCCATTACAAGTATGAGACGTAAGATCGAGACTGCTGAAGAAGATGCTATCCAGCGTCAACAGCAGAATCAAGAAAGACAGATCCAGGCAGGTCAGCAGCAACAACAGCAGCAGATCGAAGCTAACATGGCAATGAAGCGTATGGAGATGCAGCATGCGACAGATCTACAGACCTCAGCAAATGAGAAGGATCTTGCAGTGGAAAGGCTAAAACAAGCATTCAAAGCTGAGTCAGAGGATGTCAAGAGACTGAAAGTAGAATACGATAAGATGGAGAAGGATATGGATAGGGAGCACGAGGCACGTCAGAAAGAGCTGGACCGCCAAGCTAAAGTAGCGGTAGAGGCAGCAAAACAGCGTACCTAAGAATTGCTATAAAAAGAACCATCATAATTATGGGTAGATACCTGGTTTTTAATCAAAGTGAATATTATAGAGTCTAATTTTGTACGTTAGAAAAATGGCAGAAGAAACAGAAAACATTTTTGGAGGGTTTGATCTAAGTAATGACAACCTTATCCATTTTGATGAGAAGGGAGAAGTAGTCGATGCTCCCAAGGAAGAGAAACAGGAGGCAGCTCCTGAGAAGATCGATGTTGAAACTCCGCCCACCGGTGCGGGAGAAGTACAGCCAGAACCTCAATTGGAAGTAGTAGAACCTTCCTCTGAGGGCGCTCCCTCTTCTCCATCCGAACCGCTAAGGTTATTTGCCTCGGTGCTTTTGGAGGAAGGCGTCATTGATGCTGAAGACGACAGATTGGAAGGTCTTTCCGGACCTTCTGATCTTGTCGATCTTATCAAGGATACCATCAAGAAGAATGAGTATGCTGATCTGAATGATCAGGCAAAGCAGATGTTAGATGACTACCGTAAGGGAGTTCCATCAGAAGTTATCCGCAACTACAATAATCAGCGATTGCAGTTGGAAAGACTACAGACATCACAGATCCTGCCTGACGATGCTGACAGTGATGAGATCACTCAGCAGAAAGAGCAGATCAGACAGACGCTTATCTACAATTCATTTGTTGCAAGCGGCATCAATCCTGAAAGAGCCAAGAAGCTTACAGATAGATCCCTGGAGCTAGGCGATGATATAGAGGATGCTTCTGCAGCTCTCAACGATCTTAAAGTGATCAATGAGAAAAAGATGGAAGAGCAGCGTCAGCTTGCTGAGTCTCAGAAGTCAGAAGCTCAGAGTAAAGTGAAGAAGATTGAAAAGCAGATCATGGAAACTGAGGAGATACTTCCTGGAATGAAGATCCCTGAGCGTAAAAGACAAGAGCTTTTTGATCAGATGACACGACCTGTGAAGGTAACAGAACAAGGACCTATATATGCAATACAGGAGTTAAGGGCCAAAGACCCAGTGACCTTTGACCTTAAACTTCATTATCTAGCATCTCTAGGTCTATTTAATGATAATCCAGACATCTCGGTGTTTGGCCGTACAAGCAATAGTAAGAGTGTAAAAAAGTTCACTGATTCTCTCGAGAACCAGCGTTCGAGTAGTTTTGGAGGTGGGGCAACTCGCCAACAAACATTTGGTAGTGTAGATGAAGATCTACTCAAGTCATTGGATAATCTATTTTAAACTAAAAACAAAATGCCACAAATTTCTCCATTTCAGATGACGGAGGCTCAATCGTGGGCAGGTCTTACAACTTCCAATCACATGGGAGCGATCTATCAGGCCGCACCTCAGAAAGCCTCCAATCTTATGAGAAGAATCTATACCTCTAACTTTGGTATGGATCTCGACAGCTATCTATCTGATATTCCTTACAAAGTAATGGAAACAGATGATGATTTCACTTGGGAACTTATCGGTTCAGCCAAGAAGAATGTTCCATTGGTAGAAGCACAGATCAGCGGCACTGCCGTTGCAGCAGGTGATCAGCCAGGATTGAACTTCTCTCGATTCGACCTTATCTTCCCAGAGCAGCACTTCACAGATGTTCACACTATCGTTGGACACAAGAATGAAGTGTATCAATTACGTATCGTAGCAGATCCTGTTCCTGATGGAACTAACTGGCGATACACTGTAGAACTTGTAACAGGTGATCCTGCTGCCTTTATGCCAGTAGAAGAGCTTGAAGCAGGAACTCGTTTCAGCCGTGAATGGTCTCTTGTTGAATCTACTCTTTCTAAGAAAGGTGGTGGTATCAACTTTGAGTCTCCGTTCACTATGCGTAATGCATTCTCTATGATCAGAATGGAGCACACTACTCCAGGAAACATGATCAACCGACCATTTGCTACTAAGTGGCAGTCAGTAGGTGAGGATGGTGAGCTTGTTACTCACACTACTTGGACTCAGTATGAGGACTACGTGTTCGATTATCAGTACCGTCAAGAGAAAAACCGTCTCCTAATGTTTGCTCGTAGCAACAGAGGTGCTAACGGTGAGTACTTCAACATCGGTAACTCAGGACACATCATCAAGCAGGGAGCTGGTATCCGTGAGCAGATGGAAGCGTCAAACACTTCTTACTACAGCACATTCGATATCGAATTCTTGACTGAAGTTCTTGTTGACCTTTCTGAAGGAAAACTTCCTACAGATGAGCGTCACTTCGTACTAAGAACAGGTGAGAGAGGCGCATTGCAGTTCCACAAAGCGTTGGAGGATTACTCTCAGTTGTTCACTCCACTACGAAACGAAAGCCGTCTATACGGAGCTTCTAGCGCCAATGGTGCTCAGATGCCTCTTGGATACGGTGGTCAGTTCGTTGAGTACCTAGGACCTAACGGTGTTAAGGTTACTTTGATGGTAGATTCAATGTATGATGATCGTGAAAGAAACAAGTTGTATCACCCAGATGGTGGTGTAGCTGAGTCTTATCGATATGACATCATGGACATTGGTACTACTAACGGAGAGCCAAACATCCAGAAGTTCTATGTGAACGGATCTGAGGACATCATGGGTTACATCCCAGGTTTGAGAAATCCTTTCTCTCCTGTAGGTGAGCGTAACATGAACATGATGGCTATGAGCACTGACGGATACTCTGTACACCGTGCCTCTGTGTGTGGTGTTGCAGTATACGATCCATCAAGAACTGCTTCATTGATCCCTAGTATTCTAGCATAATAAGTAAACCTAAGAAGAGATGAGCAAAAAGGATACAACAGTAAAAGAATTTACTCTCCCTAACAGGAAAGTAAAGATCGTACCGTTGAAAAGGAAGAGGGGACTTTTACCAAAAAGTCATGAGGCCAGCTTTCTTTTCAAAGAGTCTTACTATGAAGTATGCGTTCCTATCGATGAGAGGGGACGTATGAAAGATCCATTAACCCCAGAAGAGAGAGCTTTCTTTGAGAGCTCCTCTTCGGGAATGGACTTTGATTCTAATGAACTCTCTGTAACAAGAGAGAAAAACTACTACACTAAGAAGAAGGCTAAGGTCCGTCTCAAGAATGAGGTAACGTATCTTGACCTATCACGTCCGGATGATTACATGAAGTACAAGATCCTCCTTACAGTAGGAGATCGTATTGGACTTTCAGATGATCCAAAGGAGACGAGAGTAACTCAGAAGTTTGCACTTGTTGATGAGAATCACGAGACTCAGCAGCAGTTGAACTCTCTTGATACTAAGCTTGCTGCTTACACCGAGTACGGTGCCATCAAGAAGGACTTCAGATCACTCCGTCATGTAGTAATGGTGGCTACAGGCAAGAAGGTTGCCAAGAATGCCAAGCTTGAGTTCTTACAAACAGAAGCAAACCGTCTATTGGACAATGCTCCTGAAGCATTCTTGAATGCTGTAAGAGACAAAGATCTGGAAACTAAGATCCTTATTCAGGATGCATTGAGTGGAAAGATCCTTAACAAGCAGGGTATTGCATATTATACTCCAGGTGGAGATCTTATCGGTAACAACCTTGCAGAATCTGTAGAGTTCCTTAACAACAAAAAGAACCAAGACCTTAGACTCGTTATCGAGAAGAAGGTTGATGACATGGACGACTAATGACAACTACCGAGTTCAGAGACTACGTACTTGTAACTTACGATTCTATATCAAACTTTGCTGCACCAGGGTATGAGGATGCTGACATCAACTTATTTCTGAATGCTGCACAGGAAGACTTCGTAAAGTCTCTGTACAACGGTATGTCAAACATTGGCCGTATAGGTTTTGAGGAGACTGAAAAAAGATCCAAGGATCTATCAGAGCTTAAAAGGTTTGATGATATTTTAGCAACTACTCCTGGTAACCATGGTTCTAATAGTCTATTCGTACAGCTACCAACAAATTATCTGTACACAATAAACGAAGAGGCTACAATATCATTTACTTCCTGTGGGACGACAGCATCCGAAAGGGTGTCTGTCAAACCCATACGGGAAGATTACTACAATGCAAACGTAAAGAATCCTTACAAGCGTCCAGACAATGGACTTGTATGGAGAATGGATGCAAGTAGGACATTGGACTCTGCTCCAGTAAGAGATACAACTAAAAGACATGAACTGATACTTGGAGATAACACGACATTTAACACATATCATGTATCATATATAAAACATCCTAGAGAAATAGATATTACTGATCCGACCAATCTTACAGGTTTCTGTGAATTGGATCCGTCAACTCATAGACAAATAGCTGACACTGCCGTGCAATACATGCTGGAGGCTGCAAGACAGCCACG